CATTTTCGAGCCAACTGAAACACCAAACGTTTCTGCAAGGCCGTTATTCCCTTGCATCGAGACAACTCGTCTTCCATCGGGAAGAACGGCGCAGGATACACCAGTTGACATTAGTCCTGTATGAGTAGGCTTGGGAGCAGATCTAACCACGGCAGAGATTGCAGCAGCTTTTTTCGAGCGTTCTTTGTTGTCCATAGCATTTCCTTTCGGTTGGGTACGAAAAGAATTTAGCTAAAAATTGAATATGCAGCAATCTATAGCTAATGCGCTAATTAGCAAGAAAAGTTATCTTTCTAGGTATATCATTGATATTACACGGAAAATGTAAATTGTAATAATTAGTAAAATACAGCGTAAGCAAGAAATCATAGCTTATATGTTTCTTAGCTATACTCCGTTATCTTTTCCAGTTAAAAGGCCGCATTTCTGCGACCTCTCTCTTATCAGAACTATCACCCAAACGTCTCGTCAGGCCACTGTGACTTAACCACCTTGCCAATTATCCGGCACGTCTCATTGCAAGGAATGCTCTGATACCTTGGATTTGGGTTCAAAGGCTCCAGCCATGGTTGACCATCTTCTTTTGTGAACTTTTTAAACGTTACTTCAGTGTCTCCGAAGACACTGGCAACGCAAAAATCACCGGGTTCTACATCCTCAGCAGGGTCAACCAAAATCAGCATTCCCTCTGGAAAACTTGGCTTCATTCCTTGAGGTGCGGTCATGGAGTGGCCTGATACCTCTAGCCAGAATGCCTCATTACTGGCCTTCTTGGTTGTTGAAACCCATTCTTGTGCATCTCTTTCCGTATACGTGCCCACATCTGCAAACTGGCCAGCCTGCACGGTTGTGAAAAGCGGGTACTCATACTGTCTTTTAATTGGTTTTTCTGAGGGTTTATCACCAATAGTGAACGTGCCATCAGAGTTAAATTTCACATCGTAAATACCCAAATACTCGAAAATTGAACCTATTTCCTGCAGAGATGGATTCCGCATTCCTCTCAGCCAATGGCCTACCCCTCCCTGAGTTTTACCTAAAGCCTCAGCGAGATCTTCTTGGGTCACACCAAGCTCTTTCATTCTGGCTTTAGCCAGTTCATTCCAAGTAGTTTTCATAAGCTAATTATTACGCGGCGTATTGTTTGCTTCCATGCACAATGCGTATTTTTTAACTTGCGGTTTAAAAGTACGATGTGTATTATTGATTGTGAACACAGCATGGAGCCTATATGAGCAATTTAAAAATGTACCGGGAGAAGGTTCAAATCTCCCAAGCAGCTCTGGCCGAGATTATAGGGTGTACTCAAGGTGCCATCGGTCACTGGGAAACGGGTCGTCGCTACCCTGACCTAAAAACATGCCGCCACCTGGTTAAGACGCTTAATAAGCTCGGTGCGAAAGTAAAATTAGATGACGTGTTCCCTCCGGAACGCTCAGCAGCATAAGCCTCACCACCACAACGGACATTCGTCCTACGTCGCTGAAAAGCGAACCTCAAACTTCAAATCGCATCAACCGATGCGTAACTAACTATTTAACTGAGGAAAATAATATTTTATGGAACTAGCAAATCACAGCAAAAAGGTACGCGAAGTGGAAACAGAGCTTCGTGCCCGACTCGTTTCAATGGGTCAGACAAATTTCGCAAAGATGGCGGGATGGGCTGATTCAAAGGTGAGTCGATTAAACATCCACGATATGGCGGTGACGTTCGTTCTTCTGGAGAAAGTCTGGGAGACAAGCCTGATTCGTGAAGTGGCAAGACAGGCTATTGCAGCTGTGATGCCAGAAAGCAAAAAGCGCCCGGTGGTGGCCGGACGCTCTGAGCAAATCAGCATCGAATTCTAGAGACACTGTGTTACGCCAAGTAACAGGAGTTATTTTAATGGTTAAGCAACGATTTATCCAGGACGAAATACACAAAAATGTAGCTCGAGAAAGGTTCATCCGTACGTTTAGCCGAGAAGCTGCTGAGAAGTTGAAGCAGGCGCTTGAACTGAGCAAACGTAAACTGGAGAAACCCGAATGAGCAACGTCGCATACGCAGATTTCGGGGCGGTAAAAGCCCCGGTGGAGAGAAAAGTGGCAGAGCTGGAAGATGGCTATGCCAAGCTATCCAACACGCTTCTTGATGCCTACTCCGGTGCTGACCTCACCAAGCGTCAGTTCAAAGTCCTCCTGGCGATTCTGAGAAAGACCTATGGCTGGAACAAGACCATGGACAGAATCAGTGACTCTCAGTTATCTGAGATCACAAAATTACCAGTGAAGCGCTGTAACGAAGCCAAGCTGGAACTGGTCAGAATGGGGATTATCAAGCAGCAGGGCGGTATGTTTGGCCCCAATAAAAACATCAATGAATGGTGCATCCCTCAAAACGAGGGAATATCCCTCAAAACAGGGGATAAAACATCCCTCAATTTGAGGGAGTCATATCCCTCAAAACAGGGGGACACAAAAGACACTATTCAAAAGAAAGAAATACAAGATAAAAACACTATGCCTGAACAGGTTCAGGCGAAGCAGAAAAAATCATCTGACCAGCACGAAGAAACTGACCTGGCTTTTGAGAATATTTTCTGGTGTGCAGGAATGCATAAGACCGGGAAGAAAAACGCGAAGTCAGCATTCAGAACTCAGTTCACTCTTTGGCGGAAAGATACCAAAGGTTCGGCAGGTGAGTTTGCAAAATTTCTGGCTGATGATATCAAGCTTCGCCTTGGTGTTCAGTTCGGATTCGACAAGCTTCACCCATCAACGTACCTCAACGGTCAGCGCTGGAACGACGAGAAGCCTGCAACCGCAGTACAGCAAGTCAATAAATCATCAGCCATCACCGTATCGAAAACTGGCTTAGTTTTCTGGGACCGGTGATACATGAAATCCAGAATCAAATCGTTACTTATCGCTGGCTACAGTCATGGCTGGCTTAGTGCTGCATTCGTCGCATTCTGGTTTAACCGTCTGGATCTGAGGTCGTCATGACACCAAGTGAACTGAGTGACCTGCTTTGGATGCAGGTAGACAAGGTTGCCCCGCACCTGTTGCCGAACGGCAAGAAAGACGGGCATGAGTGGGTTGCCGGAAACGTACACGGCGACAAAGGTAACAGCCTGAAGGTAAACCTGAACGGCAAGAAAAAATGGGCTGACTTCGCTGAAGGTGATGGCGGAGACATGCTGGACTTGTGGATGGCCTGTCGTGGAATTAATCTCCATCAGGCAATGCAGGAAGCCAAAGCATTCATCGGAATCAGGGACGACGATCACCATTTCGATGCAAAACGCGAAAAGAAATTCTCACGCCCGGATCGCAAGAAGGTCGCCAAATACTGCAACAAGTCTGAACACCATATCGAATACCTGAAATCTAGGGGTATCTCAGCTGAGACAGCAAAAGTCTTTGAGGTGGTGAGTGGCAAGGTCTGGAACGGTGAGAGAGAACTTGAAGCACTGGTTTTTCCGTACAAGCGAGACGGAGAGTTAATCCAGGTTAAACGCATCAGCACTGAAAGACCAAATGGGAAGAAGGTCATCATAGCTGAGGGCGATTGTGAGCCCTGCCTTTTCGGATGGCAGGCACTGGACAGCAAGGTCCGTTCTGTTGTGCTGTGTGAGGGTGAAATCGACTGCATGAGCTACTCACAGTACGGAGTGAATGCTCTTTCAGTACCGTTCGGTGGTGGGAAGGGGGCGAAGCAGCAATGGATTGAATTTGAGTTTCATAACCTCGACCGATTCGAAGAAATCTGGATCTCAATGGACAATGACGAGGTTGGACAGGAAGCCGCCAGAGAGATAGCAAGTCGTCTTGGAGAGCATCGCTGCCGCATGGTTAAGCTACCTCGCAAAGATATCAATGAGTGCCTCATGGAAGGGATTGCGGAAGATGTTATCTGGCAGTGTCTGGAAGGTGCTGTATTCTTCGACCCTGAGGAACTCTACAGCGCGAGAGAGTTTTACCAGGACACCATCAACGCCTTCTACGGAAAGCAGCAATACCTGTTCAATCCACCATGGGAAACGCTGGCTTATAACTTTCAGTTTCGCGAGGCAGAGCTAACTCTGGTAAACGGCGTGAATGGACACGGCAAGACTGAAGTAGTAGGGCATATGTCACTGGAAGCGATGAGGCAGGGCGTTAAAACCTGCGTTGCTTCTCTTGAACTTAAGCCAGGAATGCTTCTTAAGCGCCTTACCCGTCAGGCCACCTGCTGCAAGATGCCGCCAGTGATGGAGATTGAATCAGCATTCAACTTCTACGATGACCGGTTATGGATATTCGGCCTTACCGGAACAGCTAAGGCAGAGCGCCTTATTGAGATTTTCACCTATGCCCGCCGTCGCTACGGCATCCAGTTGTTCATCATCGACAGCCTCATGAAGTGTGGGATAGGCGATGACGATTACAACGGGCAAAAGGCGTTTGTCGATGCGCTGTGTGACTTCAAGAACAAGACCAACTCTCACATCATTCTCGTCACTCACTCCCGAAAAGGAGACAGCGAGGAAAAGCCTACCGGGAAGATGGACGTAAAAGGCTCTGGAGCCATTACTGACCTCACAGACAACCTGTTTATCATCTGGAGAAACAAAGGGCGTGAGAGAGCGTTACAGCGCGTTCAGGCAGGAGAGCAGCTAAGCGAAAAAGACGAACAGCTTCTGGCATCACCGGCTTCCGTTCTCATGCTCGAAAAACAGCGTAACGGTGAAGGATGGGAAGGTGGTGTGCCGCTATTCCTGGATGACCAGTCGCACCAGTTCCTGCAGCTGGACGGCGCATCACCTTACAACTACGTCGCTAATATGCCGAAGTCCGAATATGACGAGGTATGGCGACAGGAGAACGTATCGGAGTTTTAAATGAACACACGAGACAAAATACTCAACCACCTTGAAACAAACATTCCCACCTCAGCACCACAATTCGCAAAACTCCTCGGATGCCAGAAATCACATATCAACCAGCTACTGCGTGACCTTATCGCGGATGGTCAGATTGAAGTTGATCGCATCAGTAAGAGCATTAAGTACTACCGGTTAGCATCGCTTCATCATGAGCGCACAGAAGCTCTCATGCGATATCTGGACGAGCACGAAACAGGAATGGCGGTAGAGATTTCCACAGCAACAGGAATCGACAAGCGCCTCGTTACTAAGATGCTCAAGCACCTTCATGAAAACGGCGAGCTTCATCGTGACTGGTGCCACAAGAACGCCTGGGTATACAGCAAGAAGCCGGTGTTTAACTTTGGCGCAGCTAACCCACTGACTGCATTTATCAACCAGAGATTAAGAGAGGTGCGAGCATGAAAAGTTACATAACGATTCATAGTTGTATTATCGGAAGTGGCAATGATTTTGAGATCGACTACAGCTCTGACTGTATGTATTTCGAAAAAAGAGATAAGGCAATCAAGCATGGACTAAAAAATCAGGGTAGCGATGATTTCAACGTTGGTGTTGTCGATGACGGAAGGCTTGTATCGCTCGATTGGATGAATGAGGTTGTATCTTCAGATCCTGATGAGTTACATAAAATTGAGCTTGCAATCGGACTTAACGATTAACACCCCAGCACGCTGATGGAGAGGAATGATGAGTACAGAAATTAAGAAAGGCGAACGTTTTCAGGTTGGAGAAGTTTGGATGTCTCCGCGAAGTTACCTGTATCTGGTTAAAGAAATTGTAGGATCGCAGGCTGTTATGAGAATGGGCACAGATGGAAGTGGTCGCAAGATGCGTAGTAATGTCGATGCCATTAATGGCTGGTCAATTTACAAGCCAGAAGAGTGATGGAGAGGAATATGGACGAATCAAGAAAGCAGTTTGCTGAAAACGACAACCTTGTAGACAGACTTCATGGCATGGCTAGTTATTTGGCTGATAAAGGGGCCGTGAAGGCACCTGATTTGCTAAAGGAGGCGGCTAGGGAAATACGCGAGCTTCGCAAGTCAATTGGAGCCATACGCAAACTAAACAACGGAATGTGGCGCTGGACATCATGCATGTCATACAACGAGTCATACGTTGGTGAGCCTGGCGAGCATTCTGGCCGATGCGCAGGCCGCTCTCAGCCGCCCGATGGTTTCTGCCGGGGCCAGTCTGGGTGAGTTGTATCGACTCAGCGCGCCCCGGAGCCACGATTTGTCGCCGCGTCGCGTCTCTGCGCTG